ATATCTCGCCCGATAGGCAGCTCGATATTGGTCACCAGGCATATGCGATGTTGCCAAAAGGTGTCATTTTTTGTAATGTGACGTCGGCATAATATCTGGCTGAGTCCAGGTGCTTTGTGGTAATTCGATGTCTCGAAATCAATCCCAACTCAACGTGCCCACCAACCCAATCCGCAAGTTCAGAGACGGCCTCGTCCGAATAAAACAGAGAAGGTGGGGCAGATATATGCCATTTTCCAGTCAACAGGGTCTTGAGAGCAGACCTTGAGCACTTATGGTACAATTTCTCGACAATGCTAGCCCCACTTTTCAGTGAGCTTAGCAAGCCAGAAAGATTTTGAGTGCTAGCTTGTGCTACTGTTGACAATATTTTATTTTTCCCCAAAAATTCCCACTTAAAGAAGCGTTTCACCGTGAGCTGTACCCTCTTGAAAAAAGGTGTAGTAGGAGCCAGCTCTAATTTCTCCTGTGAGATCTTACCGGAACGGCTTCCCCCCAAAAAACTATTTACATGGTTAACGACCTCCCTCGTCGATAACTCAATCCCAGCCTTCTGGTAAGCAGCTAATTCCTCACGAATGCGAGGCATTTGTAACACTGTAGGATCCGGATCGCTGGGAATCTCAGATTCCACAAATTTGTATAATCCAACTTGGCCGAGACCGAAACCTCCCAAAGAGGAAGGAGTCTCCAGCCACTCAATGATCTTCTGTCTGGACAACTGCTTACTGCTCCTGACGAGATCACGTAACATAAAATCAAAGATCCCATCTCGTCCCAAACCCAATCTACGAGCCAACTTCACCCAATTAGAAGCTAAAACCCTTAAACGTGAGATACCTGGTGGAGGAGGCTTGTTGTTCGGGTTTGCCACAAATATGGGCCGGACTGTCCGGGCGGGATACCCTCTGATTCCATCTGGTTCAAAAACCAGCCTCAAAAACTCATCCCTATTTGTGGAGGCCCAAGTCTTAACTGGATGCATCAAGAAGCCCATGCTATTCACAAAACCGACGATCAAAGGTGCCAATTTTGGTCGGAGTAGTTTCAATTTAGCGTCATCTCCTTGAAAACAACAACTATCGTCTTGAAATAAATCTTCACCCCTTGGAAGCAGCTGTGTCTTGACAATATAATAGATACCATAATTAATTGCAGTGTCCAGGAGGGCAGTCCACCTCCAACCAGATAACACACCTCGTTCGCAACGTACCGTTGTTTTCTTACCTGAGACTTCCAATACACAGTAACCATCGTTGAAGCGATGCGCTATTTCGTCCCAGATTCCCTCATCTACCTCATCCCATTCAATACCCACACGAGCTAACCATTCCTTGAGGCAGCGAGTGACTATCATAATCATTTTGAGAGAAACCCGGTGATCAAATTCACTGTAGTCACCTGGGAGATTAGACCCGAAGCCTAACTCCCGGACCCATTTGCGATATTCCTCCATCCTTCGGCCATTAGACCAAAAGAGGGGAGTGTTCGGATGATCAACTAGGCCCTCAAACTGTGCACTGATGTAAGACATGAGTATATACATCCTGAAGTCTGAATTTGCAACCATTCTAGTCTTCCCGAATGTTTCGTCCATCTTCTGAAAAACCTTATTGATCGAGCGATCATATACTCTCCGTTCCAGGATCCTCAGAATTCGGTCGCTTGTGAATAGGGCTGCTGTACCGTTCTTAGATCTAACTTTCTGTCCATTGATACTGACCGTATCTGCATTTGTAGCTCCAGGTGTGGCCCACAAAAGTGGACTATCTGCAAATTCTTCTCTAGTAACTTTCCGCACACCATCTCTCCAAGTCATTTTACGGAAAAACTCTTCAATTCCTTTTTCAAAGTGATAGTTA